GAAAGGCACAAGATAAATGATAACTACAAACGAAGGAAACGATGATGCAAATCATAGAGAACAAAGCTCTAGTATTCAGGACTAGAGACCCCGATAAGTACAGTATCATACCCCGCAGTAAAGTAGTTGGTGAGCAAAACGGTGTGTATGAAATGGCAGTATTTTGGGGTTTAGATGAAACAAGAGTATTGCGAAATTTAGGTGTTAAAGATATAACTTCGCCCATTACGGCTAGGTATGACTGGCCTGGGAGACACAAACCATTTGCTCATCAGATTGAAACCGCGTCATTCTTAACCTTGAACCCAAAGGCATTTGTATTTAATGACCCAGGGACTGGTAAGACACTAAGCGCTTTATGGGCAGCAGACTACTTGATGAGACTTAAAAAGGTTAGACGCTGTTTAATTCTGTGCCCGCTATCAATCATGCACGACGCTTGGATGAGTGGTATATCTAACAGCATAATCAACCGATCTGCAATTGTGGCGCACCATGCTCAAGCTAGTCGGCGTATCGAAATGGTTCAAGGCGATTACGAGTTTGTTATTGTTAACTATGATGGATTAAACTTAATTGCCGACGAGGTTGCGATAGATGGGCGGTTTGATCTGATCATAGTAGATGAAGCAAACGCTTATAAAAACGCTGGCACTAAGCGTTGGAAGTCGCTTAACAAAATTGTGCGGCATGATTCCATGTTGTGGATGATGACTGGTACGCCTTCTGCACAATCACCAATGGATGCGTATGGTTTGGCTAAGCTTGTTAACCCAACCAATGTACCTAAGTTTGCTACTGCATGGCGTGACAAAGTTATGAAGAAGCTTACCCAATTCAAATGGGTTCCTAAAAGTGGCGCGGCTGAGGCGGTGTTCAATGCTTTGCAACCAGCCATTAGATTTACTAAAGAAGAGTGTACTGACTTACCACCGGTACTTACTGAGACACGGGAGATACCACTTACCCCACAGCAAGTCAAGTACTATAAGTTGCTTAAAGAACGCATGGTCATGCAAGCATCAGGGGAAACCATTACTGCGGTTAACGCCGCAGCTGGCGTATCAAAGCTCCTACAAATATCCGCTGGCGCTGCTTACACAGATGCCCATGAGGTTGTAGAATTTGATTGCGCGCCCCGCTTAAATGTTCTTCTAGAAGTGTTGGAAGAAACCAACAGAAAGGTGATTGTCTTTGCACCATTTAGGCACAGTATCGAAACCATCCACCAGCACTTACTTAAGCACAACATAGGTGCGGAGGTTATCCACGGGGACGTATCAGTTAACAAGCGTACAGATATATTTAAACGCTTTCAGACCGAGCCTAACCCCCGTATTTTAGTTATCCAGCCCCAGTCAGCATCGCATGGGGTAACGCTTACAGCGGCGGATACAGTAGTGTTTTACGGCCCCGTTATGTCTGTAGAAACCTACCTACAATGTATTGCACGAGCAGATCGTATTGGTCAGACTGGTACAAATGTAACTGTGATACACTTACAAGGTAGTGACATAGAAAAACGGATGTTTGCGCAATTAGAAAAGCGCGTTGAAGGGCACGACATTCTTCTCAACCTATATAAAGAGGAGATTGGCGAAATTTAAAAACCCACTATTGGGTTGTACAGTTGCCCGCATTGATGTATAATTGTTGACAAAGGAGGAAGTATGTCAGACGAAGTCATTCCGCTAGATAAACTAGCAAAGGTATATCGCAAGATATACGCAAGAACCAACGAGCTTACGACAGAGTACGAGTCCAAGCTTGAAGAACTGAAAGCACAACAGGAAGAAATTAAGAACGCCATGAAAGATCAAATGGTGGCGCTCGGTCTTCAATCTGTAAAAACAGATGAAGGCACAATCATCCTGTCACAAAAAACACGCTATTACACAGACGACTGGGATTCGTTCAAGACGTTTGCAATTGAGCATGATGCGCTGGACTTATTTGAAAAGCGAATTGCGCAAAAGAATATGGCGATGTTCTTGGAGGAAAATCCAGGGCTTGTCCCATTCGGGTTAAACTCCATGTCCGAAGTATCAGTATCAGTCCGCAAACCAACCAAATAAGGAGAAACAAATGGACGCAGCACAACAACAAGCCGTAGACCAAGCAGCGCGCAATATTATGCTCGAATTAAATCTACGCCAACAAGCTCTAGAACGCGCAGTTCAAACTGTGTATGAAGCCGATGCTTATGAAGTTACAAAAGTAGCTGAAGTATATTTAGAATTTTTACAAACCGGTGCGGCAGTAGCCAAGCCAACTGAAACAGGAGCAGCAACAAATGAGTAAAGAACTCACGACATTTAACCCCACTAAACTACCAGCATTTGCTAAATCGGTAGAGCTTTCTGATCTTGCTAAAAGCTTAGCTGGTGGTGGCGGTGGTAGTTTTGGTAAACGCATTTCTGTTAAGGGCGGTGTGTTCCGTTTGTTAGCGGGTAGCGAAGAAGTTGCATCAATTGACGACCGCCATTTGGATGTAGTTATTGTTCAAGCTGCGCCAAAGATTAGCCGTACATTTTATGCAGGCACTTATGAAGAGGGCGCATCTAAAGCTCCTGATTGCTGGTCAGCTGATGGTGAGAAACCTGACGCTTCTGCTAAAGATCCACAGTCTAGTAACTGCGCTTCATGTCCACAGAATGCTAAAGGCTCAGGTCAAGGCGATTCCCGTGCTTGTCGTTTTAGTCAGCGTTTAGCAGTTGTATTAGCTAATGATGTAGGCGGTGATGTTATGCAGTTAACCCTTTCTGCCACATCTATCTTTGGTAAAGAAGAAGGCGACAAACGCCCATTGCAGGCTTACGCTAGATACCTAGCTGCTCAAAGCATTAGCCCCGAGACTGTTGTTACTCGGTTGCGTTTTGATACTAAAGCTGCTGTGCCTAAGTTATTCTTCCAGCCAATGCGTTGGTTAGAGCAAGAAGAGTTTGATATCGTTAAGGAAAAAAGCGAGTCAACAGAGGCTAAGCAAGCCGTAACAATGACTGTGTCACAAAGCGCAGGAACTAAGAAGGCATCGCCAGCACTTGCCGCCCCTAAAGAAGAGGCTGAGTCATTTGACGAACCTGAGAAACGCAAAGTAACACCTAAGCCATCGGTTGTTCCTAAGAAAAAGACTGGTGACTTAGCTTCTGTAGTTGATGAGTGGGATGCAGATGATGAATAAAATCATCGTGGTTGCTGGGCTTCTACTGGCGGCATCCGGTGTTTATGCTGGATGTTTAACTAACACAGATATGAACGGCAGAATATGCACTACATGTTGTGATGGTTCCGGTAGTTGCTACACGACTTGCTCAACTTAAAGTTTTGGGGGAACGTGGATGGTTTATCAACCCAATGCTTCACGTACATTGCACAAGTACCCCGCCCTTAACCTAATTAGAAAAATAACATGGCTTACTCAGAAACAATCCGACAGTCCACCGCCAAGGCGGAAAAGACCTTAGGCAATCAGCTAGGTCGATGGGCTATTAAATTGAATTTTCCTGTGATTCAGATTTCGCAGTACACAGGAGCAACAAGACAGACGGTGTATAACTGGTTTAGCGGTACAGAAGTTACACCATCTTACAGAACCAGCGTAACAAATTTGTTACGCATACTACAAACAAGCAATACAGTTGAAGAGGCAATGAAAAAATGCAATCAGAAAAAATAAACCAATCCGCCATTAGTCCTAGCTCCTTAACTGATAAAGAATTGATTAGCTTTGCCGAACGTTTTCTTGATGCCGGTATGCCGTTAAACTTTCAAAAGGAATTGATAAACAGATTTGATCAACGCGTCAACGGCTAACCCAAGGAGCATCTATGAAGTCGCAGGAATTCCTAGCGACTGTGCTTCCGTCTTCGGGTAAATATTGCGCCTGCGAACTGAGCACAGCAAAAAAAGAACACGTATTTGTTGATACGATTGATGAGCTGTATAGCAACGCCGCCCACTTTAGTGGTGAGGGTTTAAATGCGTTCTATGCTTTAGCATCATTCAACACAAGTGGCAAGCGTTTAGCCACAAATGCAGTAAAAATAAAATCTTTGTTCCTAGATATTGATTGCGGGGAAGGAAAGGATTATCCTAATAAACAGGCGGCAGCAGCGGCATTGGAGAGCTTTTTGTCTTCGACATCGCTAAACGACCTTGGAACCCCATACATCGTATCTAGTGGCGGTGGACTGCACGTATACTGGCCGTTCAATGAAGAAGTAGATATAGCCACATGGAAACCAGTAGCTGAGAATCTTAAGCGCCTATGCAAAAAGGAAGGCTTAAATATTGACGCTATGGTTACAGGCGATGCTGCCCGAGTACTACGCGTACCCGATACCAAGAACTACAAGCAAGACAAGCCTCGGTCGGTTGCCATCAAGGTAGTCGGAACTACGTTTGATTTTGCTCAGCTTTCTACGGTCATCAAAGATAAAGTCGGGGCAGATTCCCACGAAGCGTTGCCAAAATTTGATTTGCCTGGCAAACGTCCAGACTTAAAAGGTACAGCGTCAAACGTCAAGATGGTAGAGAACAGCATTACGTTCTTTAAAAACTTAGCACCTAAATGCGGACAAATTCAGCACTACGTAAATCACGCTAAAGATGATGGCATGGAACCTTTGTGGCGTGGCATCCTCAGCATAGCTAAATATTGCGAAGATGGGGAAGAAGAAGGTATGGCTTTATCAGCCATGCACCCATATGATTTAGATCGGCACAACACCAAGTGGCATCAAATTAAAGGCCCATACAGTTGCCTAAAGCTTGACGAGGCAAATCCTGGGGTATGTAAAGGGTGCCCACATTTTGGCAAGATAACCAACCCATTAGCTTTGGGTAGAGAAATTAAGGTTGACAATAAGCCAAAGGAAATCATTCTAGAAACCAAAGCGGCTACAGAACATAAGCCGGCTGAACAGGTAATGCTTATCCGCCCAATTCCGCCACGCGGATTTAGTTATGGCGCTAATGGTGGGATCTTTGCTGAAAAGATGGTTGAGGATGCTGAAGGCGGAGAAAAGTCCAAGAAGCAGGTAATGATTCTGCCTTACGATTTGTTTGTGGTTGACATCCTAGATAACGGCGACGAGCACTTGGTTCACATGATAGCTTGCCGCCCTAACAGCACAGTCGATATCATCATGCCTCAGAAGTCTGTAGTCAGTAAAGACGAGACGGTTAAAATGCTAGCTAGCCACAACATCATTGCGGTGTATGGAAAAGGCAACGACGTTAACTTGTACG